GTAACCTTACAGAAGTTGTTATCCGAGCAACCGACACGCTGGAAGATATTCGTTCTAAGATTGAAGTTGCGACTATCCTTGGCACTTTTCAATCTACTCTTACGGATTTTCCGTATCTGAGAAAGATTTGGCAGAAGAATGCTGAGGAAGAAAGACTGCTTGGTGTATCTCTAACAGGTATCTATGACTCTAAACTATTCAATAATCCAGATGACAAGGGCATCAAGGAGCGCCTTGCGTCTCTTCGTGACTTTGCTGTTGAGGTAAACAATGGACTTGCTAACACTCTCGGTATTAATCCTGCTGCCGCTATCACTTGCGTTAAGCCTTCAGGCACTGTATCACAACTCTGTGACTCTGCTTCTGGGATCCATCCCCGTCATGCTAGTTACTATATTCGCCGTGTGCGTGCTGATAATAAGGACCCACTCACCAAGTTTATGAAGGACAATGGTGTGCCATGGGAGCCGGATGTTATGAAGCCTGACTCAACAACAGTATTCTCCTTCCCAATGAAGGCACCAAAGGGTGCTGTTGTAAGAGATGACATTGACGCTATCAAGCACCTTGAACTATGGGCTGTTTATCAGGAGGCATGGGCGGAGCACAAGCCATCAGTTACAATCAATGTTCGTGAAGAAGAATGGATGAAGGTAGGTGCCTGGGTATATGACCACTTTGATGAAATGTCTGGTGTGTCATTTCTACCATACGATGGTGGTAGTTACCGGCAGGCTCCTTATGAATCCATATCAAAAGATTTATATGATGCTATGTTACCTTCTATTCCAACACATCTTGATTGGGACACTTTACAAGAGTTTGAGGATAATGTAGAAGGAACACAAACATTGGCATGTTCGGCGGCCGGAGGATGTGAGATATAACACTCGGTATGTCCACCGAACTTGTGTAAAGGTTCATACTTGATGTGTCTGTGTGATTGTTTATATTCCTGTTCAAGAACGAAAGCATCATACAGACACATTCTTTTCTCAAGAATAATGTCATACTTATATTGTCTAAAACGACCTGTGTATCTTCCTTTGACAGTTGTTCTGGTGATACCATACTTGTAGAATGATTCTTCATCGTTATATATCTTGATGATGTAGAATATACCCTCTACAGTTTTTAGATGTGGATATTTTTGAAAAAGTTTCTCATTATATTGACCTTCTCTTTTGTTCTCTTTGGAAGTATTTCGTAATGCCAAATCTACCTGTTGTTGCTTGGTTTTCTTTACACCAAACTTTTTACACCAGTTGTCTATTGTACCTTTATGGACTTTGTAGTATAATGCTAACTCTTGACGGGATTTGTTTTGATTCTGGTAAAGATTGATAAACTCTTCCTTATCAGGTAGAGGAATCATTCCGTTAGGTTGATTGAGGCGTTGTGGTTGAAGGGCTCTATAAATAGCCATGCTGATACCTCCGCTAAGGTGTTAGAGTAGGCGGGTTCCCCAACCGTGGCCTACACCTCTATTTAGTAAACTTAGGATTTGTAAATGCTGAATAACTCTTTGTTCATGTCTAATAAAGATGATTGGGAAACACCAAAATCTTTATACGAAATATTGGATAGAGAGTTTTCATTTAATCTTGATCCTTGTTGTACCAAAGATACTGCTAAATGTTCTACATTTTACACTATGCATGATGATGGTTTATCAAAAGAATGGAAAGGTAGTGTGTTTATGAATCCTCCATACGGAAGACAAATCATAAACTGGGTAAAGAAAGCAAAAGAAGAATCTGATAAGGGTGCTATTGTTGTTTGCCTCGTTCCAGCAAGAACCGATACAAAATGGTGGCACACATATTGTATGAAATCGGCAGAAATACGGTTACTAACAAGGCGCCTAACATTTGAGGGTGCCAACAACAAAGCAACATTTCCTGCTGCTATAGTTGTGTTTAGACCAGGAGAAAACAAACCAATACTAAAAGGATGTGAAATATGAGTGAGTTCAAGGAAATCATAATCAAGGCAAGAGTCCTCAATACAAAAGAGGAACTTGCCAATATGATGAAACGAGACGAACATAGAAACTATACAGAAGATGATCTGTTGCTTGTTTCAAGGTTCGTAGATACAAATACATTTGCCCCATGGGCAGTCTATGCTATAAAAGAAGAAAACAAACCATTTACACATTGGTTGAAGTTTGCTGCACCTATGGAACTAACTGTGAAAGAGATGGTATAATGAAAAATCTAATCGTTGCTATGATGCTACTATCTACACCAGCACTTGCTGAAACAAACATCACCATCAGCAAGTCGCATCAGATGATGCAGGTTGATAGTGACTATGGTTCTTATCAGTGGCCTGTTTCTACCGCTCGTAGGGGTTTTTATACTCCTACGGGCACCTTCACTCCGTATTCCCTCCAACCAATGCACTATTCGAAGAAGTATGATAACGCTCCTATGCCTCATTCTATTTTCTTTAGCGGTGGTTATGCTATTCATGCTACTCCACATGTTGGTTCTCTGGGTCGACCCGCTTCTCACGGCTGTGTTCGCCTTTCTCCGGGGAATGCTGCTACTCTATATCAGATCGTAAGCCATGATCGTCACAATACAACTATTAGGATTGTACCATGAACCTATTTCAACTCGGTAACTTCGTGTCTCATGCTGGCAAAGAACTAGAATGGAAGATTGAGTGTGACGCACTAACTGACGAAGACTGGGAATGTCTCGCCAAGATGATTGCTGATAGATGTTCTTTTGGTTCTGTATATGGCATTCCTCGTGGTGGTGTTAAACTACAGAAAGCATTGGAAAAGTATGCTGAACCTAACAATCCATTTCGTCTTGTGGTAGATGATGTGTATACTACAGGTAAATCCATGAGAGAAGAAATGAAACAAGGTGATATCGGTTTCGTTGTCTTTGCTCGTAATAAAGTTGACTTCGATCCAGAAAGATATGTTCGGGCACTATTTACAATGGATGCGACATGATGAAAGATGATTTCAAAGACGGATATCGTCAAGGTTTTACTGATGGGTTCAAACTAGCAAAAGAAACCTATGACAAAGAGAAAGAACCATATAAACCTGTAGATTATTTGTGGCATAAGAAACACAAAAATGATATGGATCATATTGGCGTATCACCAAATGCTTGTAAAGTTTGTGGTATAAGTTTTGTTGATGAAATGGGTAGACCAATGATCATGGGATATGTCTGTTCGCATGATAAGTGTCCTTCAAAGGTTACATGCTAACATGACCGACGAACGATTTAGATCCATAATGGCACTCATAATCAACATAACTCTTTTCGTGCTGTTAGTAGAGGCCACTAATCTGTTCTTTGCTATCGGTGCTGTGTTGGGTTTATGTGCTGCTTTTGTGTGGTTGGTCTAACTATAAATATCTAGTCCTTCTAACCAAAGGAGCGGACTTGAAGAAAGAGAAAAAGAAGTATCGTGCCATATTCATTTCGGATGTTCATCTGGGCACAAAATACTCCAATGCTGAAAAGTTGTTGGAGTTTCTCAAAGAAACTGAGGCTGATAGATACTATTTGATTGGTGACATTATTGACGGTTGGATGATGCGAAAGAAAATCTACTGGCCGCAGGCACATAACAATGTCATACAGTTCTTTCTAAAACAATCCAAAAAAGCAGTAGAAATCTATTATGTAACTGGCAATCATGACGAGTTTCTCCGTGAGTATGCCGGCGCAGAAATGGGTAACATTAGATTGGTTAACGAAGTCATTCATCAAGGTGAGAACGGAAAGAGGTATCTTGTCATTCACGGAGATCAGTTTGATCTTGTTACTATGAATGCCAAGTGGCTTGCTCTTATCGGTGGTTGGTTGTATGATAGAATGATTGATATAAACCGATATCTTCAGGCACTATATAATGCTTTAGGTATAAATGGTTTCTCTCTTTCGGCATGGGCTAAACACAATGTCAAAGAAGCGGTAAACTTTATTGGTGATTATGAAACAGTAGTTGCCGATGCTGCAAAAAGAAGATGTGTTGATGGAGTGGTCTGCGGTCATATTCATCATGCTAATATATCTAAAATGGACGGTATTGAATACATGAACTGCGGTGACTGGGTAGAATCCTGTACCGCTATTGTAGAACACCACAATGGAAAGTTTGAGATTATAAGACGATGAAACTAACAATCTTTACAGATGCATGGGATCCACAAATCAACGGTGTGGTGACCACTTTGAAAACGACTATCAAGCATTTGGAAAAGAGAGGATATGAGGTCAGGGTTGTTCACCCCGGTCTTTTCAAACTCTCTATTCCATTGCAGCCATCGACGGGCATTTATATGCCGCTTATGCCAATGGGTATTGCTGATGACGAAGTGAAGAATGCGGAACACATTCACATCGCCACAGAAGGAAGCATAGGTCTTGCCGCTAGATATTATTGCAAGAAGTATAAACGAGATTATACCACATCGTTCCATACTAAGTATCCAGAGTATCTGTATGAACATGCTTATATACCACCAAGAATTACTAGTGGGTATTTTCGTTGGTTCCATAGAAACAGCCATTGTGTTATGGTACCAACACCCGCCATGGTTGATTACTGTTCTAAAATGGGTATCAAACGAGTAAAGATTTGGAGTCGTGGTGTTGATACAGATGTTTTCAAACCAGATCCAAACTGGCAGAAAATGTCTGTAGAAAAGGTGATACGAGCAATCTATGTTGGTCGTATCTCGGCTGAAAAGAATATAGAAGCATTTCTAAAGATTGATAATCCAAACATATTCAAGATTCTTGTAGGTGACGGTCCTCAACTTGAAGAATACAAAGCAAAGTATCCAGATGCCATCTTTCTAGGCAGAAAAACTCCAGAAGAAATCGCTAGACTACTACAGGTGCAAGATGTGTTTGCATGGCCATCTTTGACTGATACATTTGGTTTGGTTGTGCTAGAAGCGATGGCTTGTGGACTTCCTGTAGCAGCATTTGATAATGATGTGAATAGATATATCATCGATACAAAGTCTGGTTATCTAACGAAAGATGATTTGAATGTGGCTATTACTGGTGCGTTTCTCTTGAAGAAAGAAGATGCTGTAACAAGAGCAAAACAGTTTTCATGGGAAGCTGCAACAGATCAGTTTGTAGAAAATTTGGTATGAATGAACTAGATGAAATTTTGCTTGAACAACTTCACAACGCCATGAGAAACAAACAGAAGTTGAAAAGGATCGAAAGACTGACAGGCAAAGACTTTGTTATTGATAAAGGAAGATCATACATAGAAGGTAGAATAAAGTTTTACGAAAGTATGATACAAGACAAATCTTTATTGAAAAAGAAACCAAAAAGAAAGAAAACGAAAGAATCAGATTTGCTGGCAAGGAATCCTGTATATGAGTGGTACAGAAATACTTTTATCATTACAACTCTCGGTTACAAAATGCTTTGGAACTATCTTGGCCAGTATTATTCTTATTTCAGAAAGGATAAAACGTAATGGCAGGAGAAAGAGCAGCCATATTTGGACAGTTTATTGAAACGTATTCAGAGAGTGAAGTCGGTATTCTAGAACGAGAAGAAACCTATAGAGTATTGCTTGAGGTTCTAGAAGAGTTTGAAATAAAAGGTATGGAGACATATCTCAACATTGATCCGGCATTTGATGAAGTATTCAACGAAAAGTATCCACCAGCAATAGAAGACTTCGAAGAATAACTATATAGTCCATGATGACATGGACATACAACAACGAACCATTTACAGAAATACCAGACGGATACGAAGCATTCGTGTATCTGATTACGAACACGGTCACTGGTAGAAAGTATGTTGGTAAGAAACTATTCAAGTTTACTCGCACCTCAAAGAAGAAGGGCAAGCGAGTAAAGAAGCAAGTTGATTCTGATTGGATTGATTACTATGGTTCCAACAAAGAACTCCTATCGCACGTTGATCTATTCGGTAAAGAAAAGTTCAAACGAGAAATCTTGTATCTATGTAAGAGCAAAGGCCAGGCTTCGTATATGGAAGCGAAAGAACAGTTCAATAGGGATGCTTTGATTTCCGAAGAATACTATAATGAATGGATTATGGTAAGAGTCCGAAAATCACATCTCAAAAAATCACTTGACATTCCGAAATGACTATGCTATAAATGAGGTTATGATGGCGATTGTAATGTATTCCAAAAACGAATGTTCCTTCTGCGACAAGGCAAGGGATCTTCTCCGTTCACAAGGAAAGTTTTTCATCGAATATAAACTTGACAGGGACTTTTCCAGAGAGACTTTGAAAGCACTATTTCCTACCGCTAAAACTTTTCCCGTTATAACCATTGACAGCCGCTACATTGGCGGTTATAATGAGTTATCAAATCTACACCAGGAAGGAAAACTATGACTACGGAACATACCGTGCTGAAACTTGTTAACAGGTTCATTCAGGACAATGAGATAAGGAGCGCAGAAACAATCTATCAGGCTGATAGAGTAGGTGAAAATGCTCTGGAGTTTATTGAACTGCTATGTGAAGTAGTCGGATATTACAAAGATGAGGATGAAGACAATGATTGACAAGTATGCTCTCAAGGAAGACCTAAAGAATGGTGTTGTTACCGTTGTCTTTGAAAAGAAGGACGGAACAGAACGCACCATGCGTGCTACTCTTTCCGATCTATATGTTCCACAGGTATTATCAGAGTATGATGGACAGGTTGCTAAGCCTGCTCGCCAGCTAAATGATGATGTTCAGGCAGTATGGGATATTGATGCTAATGATTGGCGTTCATTCCGTATTGATTCTGTCAAACAACTATTGAAGGAGTGATAATGGCGCATCCACATAAGAATAGACCTCGCAAGGGTCGTCGTAAGATTGGAT